GCGATTGTGGGGGCTGTTATGAATCCAGTTGTGTTAGCCGCCGTTTGATACGAGATTTGGTTAGTTGCTCCAGCATAGACGTTAGTTGCATATTGGGCTTGTAAGTTAGCAACCTGTGTCGTGCTGGCTATGATTAACGGGGCTGTTCCGGTTGAAACTGTTGAAGCCAGTTGATAATTAAAGGTTGTTACGCCCGTAGTAGCAATGGTTGCTGCATCAGTCGCACTTCCATTGATGACAAAGTGAATCGCGTTTGATGTAGTCGTGCCGATTGCCAAATCTGCTGTGGTTGCCGTCAAATAGACTGCATTGGGCTGGTTAAATGCGCCCGAACCAGTAAATCCAGATGAATTCATACCAAAATCACCGTAATAGGTGGAGTCGGTACTTAGTGAATTATTGACAATGTAATCCGTAGAAGCAGTTGCTCCTGTATTACTGTTTTGGATAATTACTTGGTTATATGCCGTTGCCGAGCTTTGCGCCGTTATTAGCGCATTTGCTGGGGTATACGTTAGCGTTCCAATCGTTACGGATGTAGCATTTGCTGCGCCTATGTTTGGCGTAATTAGCGTGGGGCTTGTAGACAGAACAACCGAACCACTACCCGTTGATCCGGTTAAAGTTGGAGCCTGTGCGGCTGAACCTGTACCTGTGCTTGTTAGGAATTGAGGGGTTGTTGTGGTATTTCCAGCCAATAATGCAAGGGCTGACGCACCAGAATAAACGATTGAACCTAAAGCTGCGGTCAGATTCGCTCCCGTACCGCCAGACGTCATTCCTAGCGTTCCACTTAAGGTCACAGCTCCGCTTGATGCGGTACTAGGACTTAATCCGCTCAGGCTGGTTTGGAATGTTGTAACACCAGAACTCGACGAAGCGGCCCAAACAAATGCTGAACCGTTCCATTGCAAATAAGTAGATGCGGTTGTGGGCGCAGTTATGAATGAAGTTGCACCCGATCCGGTGTTATATGGGATTTGATTGGCTGATCCACCCGCAATATTGGTTGCTGTTGTGGCACTTGTGGCACTTGTTGCGCTGGTGGCAGTAGCGGCGTTTCCGCTAATGGAGATTCCCCAAGTCCCAGACGCATTAGTTCCTGTTGCACTTGGTGCGCCAACAGTATTATAGGAAATCGTTATAGCGGAACTACCATTAAATGTTGTTCCTGATGCAACGCCAGTACCGCTATTGTTAATGGTTAAAGCGTTTGTTGTGTTTGCTGTAACTGTCGTTGATCCACCCAATGAAACAGAGTTTCCGTTGACAGTTACTGAACTATTTGCCAAGTAACTATTCGCAATCGCCGTTCCATTCCAAACGCCAGTAGTTATGGTTCCGAGCGTTGTTAAGCTGGTTGATCCAGCAAGCGGCGATGCTCCTACCGTATTATATGAAACAGTAATTGCGGAACCACCATTGAAGCTGGTTCCGGAGGCTGAACCTGTTCCGCTGTTATTAAATGTGACTGCGTTGGTTGTTGTGCCGCTTGGCGTTGTCCAAACAAGGCTAGTTCCGTTATAGGTCAAGACGTTTCCGCTTGATGTCGGGGCCGCCGTAAATGTGGTTGTTCCGCTTGCGGTTTGATAAGGAACTTCATTCGCCGCCCCACCAGCCAAATTGGTAGCGGTGGTTGCAGAGGTTGCGCTGGTAGCGGTTGCGGCATTGCCGCCAATAGATAGGCTTGAAGCTGTTCCTGTTAGCCCTGTGCCAGCACCGCTGAATGATGTTGCGCTTAACGCTCCCGTATTAGGAACAAAACTGAGCTTAGTTGAGCTTGTCGTTACCCCTGTATTCCCGGTTGTAACCGCAGAAATCGTTGGATACCAAGTCGAAACGCTAGAAGTGTTGTCGGTAATCGCTACGTTCGTTGCATTTGTTGCATTTGTTGCCGATCCAACAGATAACGTGCTTTGTGCTACATATTGGGGCGCAGATGCACCCGCAGTCAGCACATAATTTGTCGTTCCTAACGCCAAAAAGGCTGTTGTTGCCGTTGCCGACTGATACGGAAGCGATCCAGTTGCCCCGCCATTCAAATTATTGGCTTGAGCCGCCGTTCCACCAATGCTTAACGAGCTTGCGGTTCCTGTTAAACCCGTTCCAGCACCTGAAAAACTGGTTGAAGTAAACGCGCCAGTTGACGGATTATATTGGAGTTTTGTCGAACTTGTGTATTCGGTTGTTAGGTTTCCGCTTGTTTGATTTGCAAACAACGGATAACGCACCGCATTTGTGCTGGTGTCATCAGTAACTGTTGCGTAAGCGGTTGGAGTTGTCCAAGTTGGTGCGCTTGTACCATTTGAAGTCAAAACCTGACCTGTTGTACCTGCTGCGGTGATTGCTAATGCCGACGATCCAGAATAAACCACGCCACCCGCTACAGCGGTCAGGGCTGCGTTTGTGCCGCCATACAAAAGACCTACGGCGTTACCATTCCATGTACCGCTTGTATACGAACCGGCCCATGACAGAGTATTAGTTGACCAGCTGGCGTTCGATGGTGGCGAATTATGATAATCCCACGAACCCGCAGCAATCGAATTGCTTAACAGAACTAACGTTATATATGAGCCTGATTGGACGGTTGCTACAGTCGTTGAGGAATTGTTTTGAATTACTATTGTTCCTAACGACTGGTTGTTATTAAACGTAAATGTTGCGCCGTTTGGAAGCGTTGTAGCATCAGGCAGTTTGATTGTTTGACCGCCGGAACCGGAAATCGCCCAATTTTGGTAAGAGCTGGCTGTTAATACTAACGGTGTTCCGCTTGCTGCTTGGCTTGAATATCCTTCAAATAGGCAATTTGTTGTGATGTTTCCGTTGGCATCACGCAAAACGACTGAGTTTGCACCGCTTGAAGTTGTAACGCCGGTTCCGCCATTGGCTACATTTAGAGTGCCGGATAGGACAACGCTTCCGGTTTGTGGAGATGACGGAGAGAATCCTGTTGTTCCTGCGCTGAAACTCGAAACATTGGACGGTAACGCTGTCCAGCTAGGAACTCCGCTAGAAACGGTCAAATAGTAGCCGTTTGAACCAATTCCTAAGAATCCTGTTGTGGATGCTCCGGTTTGATACGGGATTGATCCTGATGCTCCGCCAGCAATATTTGTTGCAGTTGTTGCTGTCGTTGCAGTTGTTGCAGTTGTTGCGGTAGCTGCATTTCCACCAATGTTGAGGGATGTAGCTGTACCCGTTAAACCTGTACCCGGGCCGCTGAACTGGCTTGTTGCGGTGATTGTCGTACCAGTAACCGCTGCGGCAACAGAACCACCTATTGTTGTTCCGTTTATTGTTCCGCCAGTTATAGCTACGCTTGATGCGTTCTGGGTTGACATCGTACCCAAACCAGATACTTGGGTATTAGAAATTGCTATTGATGTATTGGTAACGCTTGAAACCTGTCCCGAGGCGTTAGTCGTAATGACTGGGACGCTAGAAGCCGATCCATACGTTCCGGCGGTTCCAACAGGAGTTATCGAAAAGACGTAGTTATTAAGACTTAAGCCCGTTCCCGCTTGATATAACGCGGTATTCGAGAATTGGGTAAATGTGATTGAGGTAACGCCCAGCGTACCGTTCTCAGGAATGGTTGATACCCACGCCGAACCGGATTGAATAGTTCCGTTATCAACAAACAAATAGGCCGCTATGAGCTTTTGATAGGTATTGGCGTCACTTGAGCGCGTCCATGCGCCGGTTGAAGCGTTGTAAATACCGTTAGTAGTCTGGTCGGATTGGTTCTTAACTAGAACTCGATCCCCGGCTTTGGTTGTGTAGCCATCAATCGTCTGAAGGCCAGACAGGGTAATGTTGGTGGTTGTCGCTACTTGCGCCGGAGCTTTGAAGTTTAAGCCCGAAATAACCGCGTCAACATAGCTTTTATTAGTTAAATCTGTGGGATTTACAGGCGTATTAGCGACTTGGCCTGTAGTAGTGCTGATATTGGTAAAAACCCCTGTTGAGGGGCTTGTTGCACCGATTGTGGAACTATCAATCGTGCTATTGGTGATCGTCAACCCAGATTGAATGGGGTTGATATTGGGATAAAACGGGGTTCCCGCAGGGCCAATCAAAGAAACTAACGCGAAATTCTCGTATTGATCTTTGAAAATACCTTGAACCGGAACGATGTTAATCGTTGAGGTTGATGCTGAATTGCTCATTTTTAACCCTGCGGGAAGGTTTTACGACTGATCTGCGGTTGGTGTTACATAAATGATTGACGGCCCTGCTACGTTGCTGATTGCAGTCATATAAAACGGCGTAGTGGGGCAAGCCAAAACAATCGGGGCTTCCATGATCGGGGGCAAAACAAAATCCCCAGGGGTTCCATCAACAGGAAATACTGCTGCTGGGCATGGACTTGACTGGCTCATTTTAATCGCAACGGGGTTAGCCGAATTGTTTAAGAATGAGCAGTAATTGACCTGATCGTTCGTGGTGTCATCAATCATGGTTGAAGCATGAGAGCTTGCAGTTACGCTAAAAGCGTAGGTCTGCCCTGCTTGTCTGATTACACTTGTATTTGCCATGGTCGTTACGCCGCGTTGGTTGGCAAGGGGCCTTCGGAACGCACTACTTGGAACTCATAAACACCAGCCGTAGGCGTTATTGAACCGGAAGTAAAATTGCCAAATTGAATGGTTAATACGTTGTTGGTTAAGCAGTCACTTTCAACAATGAATACACCGCTAATCTGATTGCCAATATAGCCTTGAGCAATAATCAGATCGGTTGTTAACAAACCGGGAAGCGTAAAGGTTTGGTTTGAGGTGCTATTAGCCGATACCGCTGAAGGTGTAATGTTGGTTTGGAAATAGAATGTTTCGTGCGAATTACCGCGAGTTACTGTAGTCGATGACATATTAAATCCCTCGTTGTTTTGAAGATTATCCGTTAAAAACAAAAAAAGGGGGCTATAAAAACCCCCTTTTTCTGCGTTACTTTACCAATTAGCTGCTCTGTGAAAAGTCGTAACCGTACACATACGCATCGAATGTTGCTGGTGCGCCTTGTGCGGTTCCTACGTTTACATACAGATTTTGGCTAGTCTGTAATGCGGTTGATGCAACGGTACGCTGTGACACAACGGTAGAGCTTGATAATGCGCTCAATGCTGCGTTAGAAACGATAGCCGTTCCACCTGTGTTTGCTCCGCTGAATACACCGGCTTGAGCAGTCGTCAGACTGGTAGAAGCGTTGGTGAATACCACGTTAGCAACAGAGTAGGTGGTTGAGTTGATGATAGGGATAACCGTATCACCAGTTTGGTTAGCATTAACACCCGTCTGTACAGCCAACAAGCGCAGGGCTTGGTTGCTGTTGACTAGCTGCGGGTGCGTACTGGTAGTTACTGCTGGGCCGGGATTACTCATTTTTCAATCTCCTAAAATTAAGCTGCTACGCGGCAAGCGAGTTCGGGATACAGGGGAGCCCAGCCGTATAAAACGTCTACACGGGTAGGGATGGAGTCGTTGTTAATGGTGTATTGACGAACCACACGCATTGACAGACCGATTTCCTTATCGCTTGCACGACCAGCAAAGTGTACGCCCTCTGGCAATTCCAAATCAGCACAAGCCATCGTGAACGCATTGCGGTGCATAACTACGTTCTGGGGTGACAAGACGCCGGTATTGTTGAAGGGGGTAACGACAGCGGTTGTG